ATACAGGACAGCGCGGTAAACCGTATATAAAAAAATTCCCCTTTATCATAAATGGATAACCTCAATATACTCGTAGAAGCTAAAAGAGAATATTTGGGTCAACTTTGTTTACTTATGTGTCCGGTTATGATTGAGACTTTTGAAGAAATGTATGAAGAAGCGTATAAATTATCTAAGGGGAGAAAGGTACTTATTATGTATCAAAAACTTTTAAAGGAAGTTCCAAATTGGAGCGACGCCATGTCCAAACAACATACCGATAATATCGCTAATAGATGTGCGTGGTTTAATGATCTTCTCGCTGCAGTATTTGTGAGTTGTGTTAAAATTTTATCAGCTGTTCGTTTGAGTAAAGATAATAAGAAAATATCACTTAAACTTCCAACAAACGAAGTTTTTATTCAAATGTGTCATAATAAAGTCGCCGAGTCTTTATACAATGATCCTTATATTTATCACGATAGTCAAAATGAACATTCGAGAAATGATAAATTGTTCGAACGTTTTTCTACATGCGTAGAAAATGCTGTTAAAGAACTCATACCTGTTCAACAAATATTACAAACTTATATGTCTCAAACACAAGAAGGTCAAGATTTGGACTTAAATGAAACTGAAATTGGTGATTCTGAAGATCCAGAAATTCTTGAAGGTTCACATGAAGAAACTACAGAAGAACCATTTAATTCCGAAACTAATCAAGAACCAATGGGAATGCCCGAAGAAGAAACAATGGGAATGCCTCAAGAAGAACCAATGGGAATGCCTCAAGAAGAACCAATGGAAATGCCTCGAGAAGAACCACAAATTCCACAACAATCATTCGTTGATAATGAATTTAAAACTATAAACACGGGTGTAAGACAACAACAAAATATTCAACAGGAAGACGATGGTGTTTTGTTTCCAGATGCACCCGAATCTCATAGAAAAAAACCTCAATTATATTAAATGGAGTTCGAAGATTATTTAAGAGATCCAGCATGGGCAGGTATAATTGCAGGTTTCATTACAGCAGGATACGTGCATTTCAAGGCAAAACTTAACAATGAAGGTAAACTTCAATTGAGTTCTTATACAAAACCAGCAGCACTTGTTGCAATTTTAGTTTTTTTTATAGTCACAAACGGATTAGGTAAGAAAGAAAGTATATCTACTGAACCATTTTAAAATTCTTTACTTAAAGATAGTACACACATACTATCTATAAAAAATGGCTTCCGTGACCGCTTTCAATGAAATGATGGGTCAATTTCTTATGGAACTTCATAGAACTTTTCCAGAAGAAAAAGGTTTAAAAAAATGCATGTCAGCTTTTGATTTAATGAAAGAAACGAATCCAAGATTAGTAGTTGACGGATTTATGGCAAATGTTTCTCCTTACGCGGATAAATTATCATCAAGGGATGAAGAATTTTTTCTTAAAGAATCTGAAAATTTTGATTTTTTATCGAATGTCAAACTTTCTAAACACTGGTCAACGTGTTCAGAGAGTACGAAAGATGCTATATGGCAATATTGTCAAACTTTGTACATGTTAGGTACAACTATCAAAACTATACCACCAGATACATTAAAAATGATTGAATCTGTTGCAAAACAATGTGCAGATCAAATGGGTGGTGAAGGTGGTGAAGGTGGTGAATTGGATGAAGCGGCATTGATGAAAACTATGCAGGGTATGTTGGGTGGTATGTTGGGTGGTGCAAAAAAATAAACTCATGTTATATAAATGACATCTTGGTTCGACGATCCAAAACAACTCATTCGATCAGATAAAATATTAGAATTTTGGCCATCAACTAAACATACACCAGAAGAACGTATTAATTCCGCATCTCGATTTATAATTTATGCGACTTGTATTATATATCTTATTAGACGTGACGTACGTATATTTGTTATAGGAGGAACTGCATTGGGTGTTCTATACATAATGGAAAAATCGGATATGGTAAAAAATGCTTTAGCTAGACCTACGGAAGGACAATTGGGTTCTTCAGGAGCGTGTCAATTACCAACAGAAGATAACCCAATGGCAAATGTACTCATGAGTGATTTTTCGGATAGACCAAATAGACCAAGCGCATGTTATTATCCAACTGTAAAGACACACGTTAATAATAAAGTAACAAACGGTGTTAAATATGGTCCATCTCGTTCGAGATCTTCCATGCCAGAATATCAAAGAAATGCGTTTTCAAGACAATTTGTCACAATGCCAGATACAAGTTTAGGCGGTGACCCACATTATGCTTTTATACACGGTAAACGAGGTGAATTAACGTGTAGACAAGACCCACGTTTATGTGATCCCAATGCGAGAGGTGTTCAACTCGAAGCGTTTGCGGGATTAGATCCAAATGATGATAAGAGAAGTGGTATGCATAGGGGTTCGGGTTTTGCAGTTGGACATTCGGCATAATTATTTAAAAAATAAACATACACCTGATACTCGATTTTTGTAAACAAAATGTTTATATAATATAAAATGGCGTATCAGCTTCAACCAGGAATGAAAATTGTTACAGATAAAGCGGTCCCACCAGTTTGTGCGACCGAAGAAGTGTTTGTATATCCTCAGCCCAGTACTCTTAATTATGGTTCTTCGAGACCAAATACCATGCTTTATGGGACAGCTCCATTCATGGCAGGTAAGGGAGCACCAGCACAATATATAGAAACGAGTGATTTACTTAGACCACAATCTACATCTCAATTTAACAAAATATTAGTTAAAACACATGAAAAATACTTACACCCATTGCAAAATGTTGAATGTAAAGTTCCACTCAGAACCCGAACATATGAACCTTCGAGTAGTAGAGCCGACGTTCAAAATGGTTTATTTCAGCAAAGATATCTTAATAAAAATGTTAGCAAGAATTAAGAATGGCTGACCCTATATCCATATTAGCTATAGCAGCACTAGTTTATACAGGTCGTAAATTAAGTAAATCTGACGAAGAAAAATATTCAATTGATGGCAAATCTATAGAAGACGAATCAAGAATTATATCCGAATCTGATCGTGATATAACAATTGATTCGTCTTATCTTGGTCCACTTTCGCCACTTGTTGAACCAACTTATCAAAATAAACAAGAAGTATCTTCATTTGCAGATATTTCCCAACAAAATAGATCTTCTGGAGGTGAAGTTTTAGATATGCGAGGTAGAATGATGTATGATGGTGGTGTGATGAATAATCTTTCACCAGTTGAAAAACAACTCGTTGGTCCAGGTCTTGGTGTTGATCCAAGTGTACCAGCAGTTGGTGGACACCAACAACTTTTTAGAGTAAATCCAGAAAATGTTGGTGCGTATAGGTTAACAACTCTTCCAGGACGATCTGGACCAGCCTTTGATTCAAAGGGTGGTAGAAGAGGTGTTGCTGGTGAACTTGGAAATAATAGACCAGAAAAGACGGCATTTCTCCCAGATCGTCTTCCACCATCGACGGGACGCGCTCAAGGTATGTCAGGTAGAACACCACGAAGTGAACATGAAAGAACAAAACGCACTACAAATAGATCGGAAACTGGCATGCGAACCGACACACTCGGTACAGCAGCACCAAAGAGATTTACTTCCGCTCTTACTCGCGCACAAGAACCAACACGTAATAAGAAAGATGGTAATATTGAAGCGTATTCGTATCAAAATGCTCCAGGTCCAAACATTAACAAGTTTGTTCACGGGTATATGACTTCACCAGCAAATAAAATTGGGGAAAAGCGAACGTATGGGGATTCTCATACAGTCGATGAATTAATGAAATTTGGGTTTAGACCTTCAGAAAGAAGAGGCAAGTCGGGTAGAGCAGCAGGACCAGGTAGAATGAATGTTCGGGCAGATGCTCTAAACCAAGGTGGTATGGTTACATCTGTTAGATCAGATACATCTCGAACAGATGGAAGGATTAATTCAGTAAGTGGTGGATGGACACAGAATTATAGAAATAACGATTATAATCAATTTAATGCATACAAGGGTATGCCTAATCCAAATGTTTCTAATAATGGTTTGGATATAGCTAAAAACCAATTATATAATAATCCATTGACACATAGTCTTTCGTAAATAATAAATGTAAATAAAAACACTCATTAAAATAATACTACTATATTTTAATGAAGGTCCATACCTTAGACATAGATAGTGGCGAAAGAGATCCAATTTCTTATCCAAATCCTGCAGACTATGTTGTTACTTTAAAATCACCCATTTATGACGTCACTAAGATTTCCATGATATCAGCACGTATACATAATAGTCAATTCTTAATTAACGAACGAAATAATACATTTACGATTAACAGTACAACTGTATCTATACCTAATGGAAACTATAATGGTAAAGATCTCGCATCAAATGTTGTACAGGAGTCAAGTGGTATATTAACGAGTTCATCTTTCGATAAAGATACAAATGCTATAACATTTAATGGAGGTAGTAATTTTACGTTTAAGTTTTATACAGGTACAAATGGGTACAACACGTATGTAAGTGGTAAAACAACTCCACACGATATATTGGGATTACCTGCAAATGATATAACTTCAACAACTAATACAATTACAACAGGTAGTGTTAATTTACAGGGTGCAGATGCTATTATAGTAAAATTGAGTAGTGGATCAGATGAATTTAATAAGACTATTTTTTCAGATTCACCTTTCTATACTGGTAGAATACTCATGTGTGGTGATGTAATTAACTATTCTGGTGTAGATGATGCTGTTGAACATAATTTCGATAGTGGTGTACAAAAAACCATATCGAGTTTACGTGTACAATTTTATTATAGTAGTAATAATCGTCTCATACCTTATGATTTTAGAAACGCAAATCATATACTTAAATTAGCCGTAACATGTTCTACAGATAAATTCGTCAATATACCTAAATTGATGAGAGATGATAATCTCCCAACACCTTTGAGTATCCCCGAATTTGAGGATAATCATAGGTGGGATGTTTATTTACCTATATTTTTTGTAGTAGCAACTGGTATATTTTTACTTTTTGTTATGAAAAATCCAAAAATTACTTAGTCACAGCGAAGATTGGTTGGGTTGGTTTGTTGACCTTGGTGGAGAGTCGGGATGTGATGAGATAGACAACGATAGACAAGAGAGTTGTCATAACAGCAGTGAGAGTGTAGTTCATACCACCGTTTTTGTTAACCTTAACAACTTGGTTAACGACCCATCTCACTAAGTCCACCCACGAGAGGGCGGCGGCGAAGGAAAACCCGGCGACAATCGCGTTAAGAGATTGACCTTCGAGTTCACGGGCAACGAGCATAGCAGTTTCTTGAGCAGTTTGAGCAGACATATTTTATACTATAAATATACATTTTATTCTGGGAATATTGTATCTTCGAATAAAATTTTTTTATATTTTTTTGTGTTTTTCATGTATCCTTTTAACATTTTTGGTTTTTCTTCTTTACCTGAAAGATACCCTGAAGAGCTAGATTCAGATTCCGTTTCTGTATCAGAATCTGAAATATCACTAATATCCGAATCTTTATCATCTGATATAACGAAATAATCAGAACTTTCTTTCCACCCTTCAGGCTCTGATGTGTTCATTACTATCTATAGCATTTTTTAACATCTGTTCTGAAGGATTTTTCGGCACCCAGTTTTCCCAATTGTCGTATGCAATGTTCATTTTAACAAACTTATATTCCCTACCCGAATATCTTTCGAATTCGATATCTTCTTCATCTTCGTCAATTACTTCAATTTCTTCTTCTGTATCATATTCATCTTCGTAAATTTCTGGAAAGTGTGTACCCATTTTTTTACCAACCTCGTTCATTGCACAGTATTTCATAGCATATTCTAGATCTTCACCAAGAACAATGTCTCGTCCACATGCTTTCGCATATTCTGCTGCGAATACCATAGATTTTTCCATGACGGGCTGGATAATGTTAATTGCGGATTCTTGTACTTGTTCAATTAAATAGTTCGTGGCGTCCTTTTCTTGTTTATTCATTATGTGTTAAATATTATTTGTGCTGTACCGTTTTCTACACGTAGTATATTATAACTA